ATCTTACGTTCTACCCGCCGCAACCGACGCCAGCGTGGCCTCCAGCTGGTCACGGATACACGATTACCTGCTAACGAACACGAGACTGCTTGCAGTCACGCGCCCAGCCGGCTTAGTGGCGCGAAGTAGTACGAGTAACCCCGGCAGGCTGCGACGTTTTGGAACCCGAGTCCTCCCCGGCGCTTCGGTGCCGGTTCTATCGGGGCGGGCGCAGCCAACTTCACTTAGAGGATGAAATGGATATTGCCTTTCACATACCGCAGTGGCTTCTTTGGACGATCGGAATTACTGCCGGTGGTGCCGCGCTGCTGGTGTCGGCATTCTTCATTGTTCTCGGCGTCGCGTTTGTCCGCTGCTTCGACGGCGGATTGTGGCGCTGAGTGAGTGAAAAACACCGCGCGCTCGCGAGCCGCAAGAAATAATCTTCTCAAGGAACAGCAATGGCGCTGACAGACAAGCAGCGCCGCTTCGTGGACGAATACCTCATTGACTTGAACGCCACGCAAGCGGCAATCAGGGCAGGGTATAGCGAGAAAACCGCGCGTTCCATCGCTGCTGAGAACCTTACCAAACCTGACGTAAGCGAATATCTGACCAAACGTCGGGCAGAAATTGCCGCATCGACTGCGATCACGCCTGAAGTGGTGCTGCAGCGATGGTGGGAACTAGCAAACGTCGACATCAACGAGATTGTCGAGTACCGGCGAGACAACTGCCGGCACTGTTGGGGCGAGGGTCACGAATACCAGTGGACGCATGGCGAGTTTGAGAAGGCGCAGCGCGACGCTGAGAGCGAAGGGAAGCCCGAGCCAAGCTGTGCGGGCGGATTCGGATTCGTTGCGACACGTGAGCCCAATCCCGAGTGCCCCGAATGCGCTGGTGAGGGTAAGGGCAAGGTCCACGTCCACGATACGCGTCGATTGAAGGGCGCCGCACGTCGACTGTATGCCGGCGTCCACCAGGGCAAAGATGGCCTGAAGGCGCTTGTCGACGACCGCATGAAGGCGCTCGACAACGTGTCGCGCATCCTTGGCGTCTACAGCGATCGACGAGACGATCCGATCAAGGCGGCGCAGGCTGAAAAGCTCCGCATGGAGAACGATCTGCTGCGCAAGGACAAGGAAGACGGTGACGAATCGCCGCCTGAGTCGCGCAAGTTCGTGATCGAGGTGCGGGACGCAAGGAAGCGCGACGATGCCGAGTCTTAACGTTCCGCAGGCTGAGTTCCTGTCGATGGAGCACAAGTTTCGCGCCTACGTGGCGGGATTCGGCTCCGGCAAGACGTGGGTCGGATGCGGCGGCCTGATGCAGCACTTTTGGGAATACCCGCGCATCAACGCTGGCTACTTCGCGCCGTCGTATCCGCAGATTCGTGACATTTTCTACCCGACCGTTGAGGAAGTGGCTTCCGATTGGGGGCTTAGCGTCCGCATCAACGAGTCGAACAAAGAAGTACACATATTTGAAGGGCGCAAGTCGCGCGGCACGATCATCTGCCGTTCGATGGAGCGGCCCGACACGATCGTTGGTTTCAAGATCGGCAAGGCGTTGTGCGACGAGCTCGACGTTATGAAGGCGGACAAGGCGCAGCAGGCGTGGCGAAAGATCATCGCCCGTATGCGCTACAAGGTGGACAACCTGAAGAACGGCGTCGACGTGACGACCACGCCTGAAGGCTTCCGCTTTGTGCATTCGCAGTTCGTCAAGCAACTGAGCGAGAAGCCGGCGCTCGGCGGCATGTACGGGCTGATTCAGGCGAGCACGTATGACAACGAGGCGAACCTGCCTGATGACTACATCGACTCGCTGTTTCAGACGTATCCGCCGCAACTGATCGACGCTTACTTGCGCGGCCAGTTCTGCAACCTGACGAGCGGCAGCGTCTATCCGAACTTCGACCGCAAGCTGAACCACAGCGACGCCGAGATCAAGCCTGGCGAGCCGCTGCATATCGGCATGGACTTCAACGTGCTTCGAATGGCATCGGTGGTGTACGTCATCCGTGACGGCAATCCGATCGCTGTCGACGAGCTGGTCGACGTGCGGGATACGCCGGATATGGCGCGCCTGATCGATGAGCGCTGGAAGCAGCAGGGCCACGCCATCACGATCTACCCCGACGCCAGCGGCCAGAACACGAGCAGCAAGAAGGCGTCCGAGTCGGACATATCGATCCTGAAGCAAGCCAAGTTCACGATCAACGTCGGCTCGACGAACCCGGCTGTGAAAGACCGCGTGCTGTCGACGAACGCCATGCTGATGAACGGCACTGGCGAGCGGCGCATGAAGGTCAACACGCGGCGCTGTCCGAAGTTCACGGAAGGGCTCGAGCAGCAAGCCTACGACGAGCGCGGCGAACCGGACAAGACAAGCGGTGTCGACCACGTGAACGACGCCGGCACGTATCCGATCGTGCGCCTGTATCCCATCGTGAAGCGCCAGACGACCGTCAAGCCGCTCCACATGTAACCGAACATCACACATGACGACAACAGTGCGCGACCCGTCCGCCGCAGTGGAAGCGATGGCCGAGAACTGGCCGATCGTCGACGCACTGCTTGGCGGCACGCCTGCCATGCGCAAGGCGAGAACGACATATCTGCCGCAATGGCCGGGCGAAACAAGCGATGCGTACAAGGCGCGCGTCGAGACTGCGACACTCTTTCCGGCGTTCCCTCGCACTGTCGAGGTGCTGGCAGGCAAACCGTTCAGCAAGCCTGTTACGACGACGGAAGACGTGCCTGCGCGCATTGCCGAATGGTGCGAGGACATCGACCTGCAAGGGCGCAACCTGCATGCGTTCGCCGCGGCGATCACGGAATCAGCGCTGTCGCACGGCATTCAGGGCATTCTCGTTGACTACCCGAAAGCGCAGAACGTTCGGACGAAGGCTGAGGAGCAAGCCGCAGGGATTCGCCCGTACTGGGTGCAGATCCACGCCGGCAATATCCTCGGCTGGAAGTCGCAGCGCATCAACGGCGCCGAAACGCTGACTCAGCTACGACTGCTCGAGCAAGCCGTCGAGAATGACGGCGAGTTCGGCGAGAAGATCATCGAGCAGGTGCGCGTGCTCTATCCGGGCGCGTGGGCGACTTACCGCGAGTCGGACAAAGAGACGCCCGACAAAAAGAAGGAATGGGTGCTGCACGAATCTGGCACAACGAGCCTGCAGAAGATTCCGTTCGTGCCGGTCTACGGGCGCAGGACGGGCTTCATGACGGCCGTTCCGCCGCTGCTCGAGCTCGCCCACATGAACGTCGAGCACTGGCAGAGCAAGAGCGATCAGCAGACGATTCTGCACGTCGCTCGCGTGCCGATCCTGTTCGGCAAGAACCTCGGCGAAACGACGGTGACAGTGGGCGCTGGCTCGCTGGTCAATGCCGATCACGAGCATTCTGATCTCAAGTACGTCGAGCACTCCGGCGCAGCAATCGAAGCCGGCCGCCTCTCGCTGCTCGATCTCGAAGACCGTATGCGCCAAGTCGGCGCAGAACTGCTCGTCATAAAGCCGGGCAAGACGACCGTCGCTCAGACTGTGGCCGAAAACGAAGCCGGCATGTGCGCGCTGCAGCGCATCGTCGAAGACGTCGAGGATGCGCTTGACCAGGCAATCGCGCTGACGTGCGAATGGGTCGGCGAGAAGCCTGCCGGCAACGTGCGTCTGTTCAATGACTTCGGCGTCGCATCGCTGGCGGAAGCCTCGCTCGAACTGCTGCGCGATATGAACGTTGACGGCACGTTCTCGGATGAGAGCCTGTTCAACGAAGCCAAGCGCCGCGGCGTGATCGCTCCCGAAACCGATTGGGAAGGCGAGAAGACGCGCATCGCGCAGAACGCAGTCAAGCCCGGCACGGTCGCTATCGCAGACTGACGCCACAAGTTTTCAGCATCAAACGAAGCCGCCTATCCGGGCGGCTTTTTCTTTGCCGGTTCCTCGGATGAGGGTCGGTGCAAATCACGGCCGGATGGCCTAACAGCTCGGGTTGGATGACCTATGAAACTCAAACTGAACGATGACGGATTCGCGGTAGTGCAAGACGGCAAGCCGGTCTATGTGCATGACGATGGCCGGGAAGTGGCCTTCGACGCCGTGGGCACGGTCTCGACGATCTCTCGACTGAACTCCGAAGCCAAGACGAATCGCGAACGCGCAGAAGCCGCAGAGAAAGCCGCAAAGGCATTCGAAGGCATCACCGACGCAGAAGCCGCACGCAAGGCGCTCGCCACAGTCGCCAATCTCGACGCGAAGAAGCTTGTCGACGCTGGCGAAGTGGACAAGATCCGCGCCGAAGCGATCAAGGCCGTCGAAGACAAGTACTCGCCGGTCGTTGCGGAGCGCGACAGCCTGCTCAAGTCGCTCGTCGACGAGAAGGTTGGCGGCAGCTTCGCCCGCTCGAAGATGATCGCCGACAAGCTCGCAATTCCCGCCGATCTCGTGCAGGCGCGCTTCGGTGACGCCTTCAAGGTCGAGGGCAGCGACGTCGTGGCCTACGACAAGTCGGGCAACAAGCTCTTCAGCCGCAGCAATCCGGGCGAAGTCGCCAAGTTCGACGAAGCGCTCGAAATCCTCATCGATCAGTACCCGTATCGCGATTCGATCCTCAAGAGCACCGGCGCATCTGGCGGCGGCGCAACGGGCGGATCGGGTGGCGGCTCTGGCAGCAAAACCATCACTCGCGCGGCTTACGACGCTCTGGACCCATTCAAGCAGGCCCAGACGATTCGTGGCGGCGTGAAGATCGCCGACTAAATTTAGGAGCCTTCTTTGGCTAACACGCTCTCGAATCTTATCCCCGACCTGTATGCATCGCTCGACGTCGTGTCGCGCGAACTGGTCGGCTTCATCCCCGCTGTCACGCTCGATGCGCAAGTCGCGCGCGCAGCACTCAACGAGAACGTCCGCTCGTTCGTCGCTCCGGCATCGACCGCAGAAGACGTGACGCCGGGCCAACTTCCGCCCGACGACGGTGACCAGAACATCGGGAACCAAGTGATCACCATCTCGAAGTCGCGGATGGTGCCGTTCCGCTGGACCGGTGAAGAACAGAAGGGCGTGAATCACGGCGCCGGCTACGCGGCCATCCGCACGAACCAGATCACGCAGGCGATGCGTACGCTGGTCAACGAGATGGAATCCGACATCGGCTCGCTCGTGTATCAAGCGTCGCGCGCAACCGGCACCGCAGGCACCACGCCGTTCGCATCGGACCTCAGTGCCACCGCGCAAGCTCGCAAGATCCTGTCGGACAACGGCGCGCCGCTCAGCGATCTCCAGTGCGTGATCGACACGACCGCAGGTGCGAACCTGCGCACGCTCGCACAGTTGACGAAGGCGAACGAAGCCGGCACGACCGAGCTGCGCGCACAAGGAACGCTGCTCGAACTGCATGGCTTCCAAGTTCGCGAGTCGGCTGGCGTCGCGGTTCATACCGCTGGCACCGGCGCGAGCTACGTGCTGAACGGTGCGCACGCCAAGGGCGCGACGACCATCAACGTGCAGACCGGCTCCGGCACGGTCGTCGCCGGTGACGTCGTGACGTTCAACGGCGATACGCGCAAGTACGTCGTGACGTCGGCTCTGTCGGCTGGCTCGTTCACGATCGCCGCGCCTGGCCTGCAGCAAGCGCTGCTCACCGGCGCAGCTGTGACCGTTGGCGCAGCCTACACCGGCAACGCGTTCTTCTCGCGTAACGCCTTCGTGCTCGCGACCCGCCTGCCGGCGCTGCCGGAAGAAGGCGATGCGGCCGTCGATCGCACGACCATTGTCGACGAGCGTTCGGGCCTCGCGTTCGAAGTGTCGATGTACGCGCAATACCGCCGTATCCGCTACGAAATCGCGCTTGCCTGGGGCAAGGCGAACATCAAGAGCGAGCACAGCGGCATCCTGCTCGGCTAAGAGCGCTGAAGCGGCCTGTCAGAAGCGGCAAATCCGGCTGACAGGCCGTTTTTCATTGGAGAACGCATGGCACGACCCAAGAAAGAAGCAGAAACGCCGCAAAACGACGGTGAAATCGCATACGTCACGATGACGCGCGACGCTGAGCTCTATCCAGAGCCGCACACCGCGCAAGTCCATCCCGACGAAGTGGAAAACTACCGCCCCGGCGGCTGGGAGATTGCATAAATGCTGACCGCTCAGCAGATGGCCGACATTCGGCGCTTCGCCGGTTATCCGATGCTGGGCGATACGGTGGCCGATGACTCGCGCGACTTCGCATACGGCTGGGTTTCGCCCGGCGTGTGGCAGACGATGCAGCACCGGCTCACCAATATGCGGCCAGAAGAGGAAAGCATCCTCATCACCACGTATCTGACGCCGCTTTACTCGCTCGAGACTGCTGTCGTTGGCGCTGGAGACAACCTGGACACCGACCAGGCTGCCGTGTGGACTAGAAACAAGACGGAAGTCTCCGATCGCACGAAGCTTTTCGACGGTTGGCGGCGCCGCATGTGCCAATTCATCGGCGTACCGCCAGGCCCGTACCTCGGCAATGGCGGCGGCACGATCATCCGGGGGTAGCGGATGGACGGGACCAAAGCACAAGCCAAGGTGTACCGCGGCTATTCGATAGCCGCATCCAAGATCGGCACCGCATACACGCAATATCGCCCCGTATCTGCCGATCTAACCGGCCTCGCGCCAATCTCGACGTCACTGCTCGCAAGCTTCAACTCTGAAGACATGACGTACAGCAGGCCGAACAAGTACGCCAAGCCGACTTGGTACGCGCTGGTCGACGGCACGCAGACGCAAGTCGGCGATTACCTGATCGGCGCGGCCGGCACGTTCTTCATCGCAGCGCAACAGCCGCTTCTGCCGATCCTCGCGGTGGAATGCAATCGCGTGCTGTCGTTCGCGCGACCGCAGACGCAGGCGCAGTTCGGCGCGGTGACGAATTACGAGGGCAACACGCCTGATACGCAGACGCCGCTTGCTGCTGGCTGGCACGCATCGGTGCTGCAAGGCACGAAGGGCGAGAAAAACGACGTCGGCTTGCCGGGTGACGTGCGAAACGCATGGTGGGCGATCCTGCTGCCGGCGATTCCGGGTGTGATCCTGCAATCTGGCGACCTTGTGACAGACGACATCGACCGTCGATACGTGCTCTCAAGCGTTGAGCTTACGGATCTGGGGTATCGGTGCACCGCACAGCAGGCGCAGACATAACATGGCCGACATAAGCGAAGTGCAGACGACGCTCGTCGGCATTATTGCCGGCGCGCTCTATCCGAATGGAACAGGGCAAGCGTCAGCAGTCGGCGCACAGTGCCGCGTCGGCTCTGGATGGCCCACGAATGCGCAGCTTGACCCCGATCTGGCGCATGGCATCGTCAACGTGTCGGTCTATCCGACGTCGATCGAGCGCAAGACATCGCGCTACATGCCGCACTGGCAGGAAATCAACCGATTCCCGCCGACTGTGACGCTCACGAGCGATATCGACGGGTCGATAACGGTAGGCGGCACGATCTCGGCGCCATTTCACGCGCAGAACACGGCCGTACTGATCGGCGGCCATGCGTACACGTATGCCGTGCAGGCAAGCGACACGCTCGCAACAGTCGCCAGTGCGCTCGCCGCGCTGATTGCCGTGCAATATCCGGGCGCGAGCTCGACGGGCGCAGTCATCACGCTGCCCGTTGGCACGCCGCAGCCAACGCTACGCACCGGGGGCTATGCGACTGTCGCAAAAGAAGTGAAGCGCCAATCGCGCGTCGTGCGGATCGTCATCTGGTCGCCGACGCCCGCGCTGCGAGACAAGGTGGCAAGCCTGCTCGATGCGTTCCTCGCGCAAATCGAATTCTTGACGCTGCCTGACGGATTCGGCGGGCGGCTGCTATATCACCACTCGGATCTCGTTGACCTGCAGGAGAAAGCGAACCTGTATCGCCGCGATCTATGCTACTCGGTCGAATTCCCGACGACAGTCACGCAGCAAGCGACCGACGTCACGGTGACGGTCACGAACCTGGTTGAGCCGACAAGCGGCGCGACCATCAAGCAAATCATCTACTAGGAGCCGTCATGGCTGACAACAAGGCTGCCGCGAAGGCAGATTTCGCGCTCGTCGTGATCCATCCGTTCGGTGATTACGAGCGTGGCGCGCGCATCGAAGACGCCGACAAGGTTGCCGCGGTGCTGGCCGGCGAAAACGCCTCGCACGTGAACCGCGTCGCTGCGCAGTAACCACCACTCAACGCTGAAAGAGCCGCCTACGGGCGGCTTTTCTTTTGGAGCACCGCTTTATGCCCATTTATCAAAATGGTCAGTTAAACGTAAGCGCGTTGAATGCGCCGGGCGTCTACCTGCAAATTCAACCGCCGCCGCCGATCATTAACGGCGTCGCAACCAACCTGCTCGGCTATGTCGGCGTGGGTTCGTGGGGTCCGGTCAACAGCGCAACGCTGATCGGCTCTGGCAACGATCAAGCCAACTGGCTCGGCTCGCCGCAGGTTCGCAAGTACGACCTGTCGACGGCTGTTCAGGTGGCGCTCGCCGCTGGCGCCAACGCGATCCAGTACGTGCGCGTCACTGACGGCACCGACGCGGCTGCATCCTGCCTCGTCAAAGACACCGCGGGCACGGTCACCGGCCTGACGCTGACGGCGATCTACACCGGCACGATCGGCAACACGCTGACGGCAGCCATCACGGCCGGCACCGCACCGTCGAGCTTCAAACTCACGCTGACGCGCCCCGGCTTCACGCCGGAAGTCTTCGACAACGTGACCGGCTCGGCTGGCGCGCTCTGGGCGAACTTCGTCAATGCCGTGAATAACGGCTTGTCCGATCAGCGCGGCCCGTCGCAACTGTTTGTCGCCACGGTCGGCACGTCCACCGCAGCGCCGAGCACGTCGGCAACGTTCACCGCTACGGGCGGCACGGACGGCACTGGCTCGATGACGGACGCTACGCTCGTCGGCGTGGATGGCACCAGCACGACGCGCAAGGGCATGTATGCGCTGCGCAGCTCTGGCGTTCAGGTTGCCGCGCTCGTCGATCACAGCGATTTGACGGCTGCCAGCACGGTTCTCGCGTTCGCTCTGTCCGAAGGCATCTACTTCGGCCTGCAAGGCGCGTCCGGAGCGTCGTACTCGACCGTATCCACCGCGCTCAACACGGCCGGCGCCGATGGCTACGGCATCAAGTGCATGGTCGGCGACTGGATCTACTGGCAGGACGGCACGAACAAGGTGCAGCGTCTGCTCGGCCCGACGACGTTTTGGGCGGCCAAGCAAGCGATGCTCTCGCCGCACCTGTCGAGCCTGAACGATGCGATCTTCGGCATCTCGAGCACGCAGCGCGTCGCGCAGAAGAACGCCTACAGCATGGCGGAAATCGGCCAGATCGCAACCGCGCGTCTGGACGTCATCACGAATCCGTCGCCGGGCGGCAACTACTTCGCGTGTCAGACCGGCCGCAACGCATCGAGCAACGCGGCGACGTGTGGCGACAACTACACGCGGATGACGAACTACTTGGCCGTGACGCTCTCGTCGGCGTTCGGCTATGTGATCGGCAAGCCGCAGACGACCGATCTGCGCAATGAAGCGAAGGCGGCCATGTACGACTACCTCACGAATCTGTGGAAGGTCGGAATGATCGGCGACGTGAACAACCCGCAAGCGGTGCCGTTCACGGTCGTCATCGACAGCACGAACAACTCGGATTCGGCAGTCGCCAACGGTTACATGACGGCGAACGTCGCTGTGAAGTATCTCAGCATCGTTTTCTACTTCGTCATCAACCTGCAAGGCGGTCAGACGGTAACGATCAAGTCGTCGAGCAGCGTGTCGGCAGGCTAAGCCGCACTTTCCCATAGCACACGAAGCGCCTCCGGGCGCTTTTTTCATTTGATAGGTGCGACTCATGCCTGTAAATGGCTTTTCCGTTGGCCGCGACTATGCGATCAACGTGCAGGGGCCGAGCGGCCCGCTGCAGCTCAACCTCGTGACGAAGTTCACCAAGAAGCCCGACATGATCGACAAGAAGATCAAGGGCTTGGACGGTCGCACGCGTCACGTCACGTTCTACGACGGCTGGACTGGTTCGTTCCAGCTTGAGCGTCAGGACAGCACGCCGGAAGACTTCTTCGCGGAGCAGGAGGCGGCGTACTACGCCGGCCAGAACATGCTGCCGGCGTCGATCGTCGAAACGATTCAGGAAGTGAACGGCGGCATCACGCAATACCAGTATGTGAACGTCATCCTGAAACTCGCGGACGGCGGCACGGCATCCGGCGACGACACGGTTCAGATGTCGATCGACTGGATGGCCGAACGCCGCGTCAAGCTGGCGTAAAGCACGCGCGGCCGGTTGATTCCGGCCGCCTCCTGAATAACCTCACCAAAAAGTCATGGCAAAACTCACTGTCAAGCAGCCCGGCGCGACGCCGGAAAACGAAGGATTCGAACGCCCGAGCGACATGATCGTGAAGCAAGCCGCTCAGCAACTCGTCGTCACCGACGAAACCGGCCGCACAATCACGCTGCGCACGCCGAAGCCGCTCCAGCGCCTCCGGTTCGCCGCAGCGATGGGCGAGGATTCGTCGAATCGCCTCTGGTATTCGATGGTGGCTCCTCTGATGTACATCGGAGCGATCGACGGCGAGGTGGTCAATGTGCCGACTACCAAGCGTGAGATCGAGGCGCTGTTTCAGCGACTGGACGATCACGGCTTGGAAGCAGCAAGCGAAGGCGTAAGCGAACTTCTCGGTCTCGTGAAAACGGAGGTCGACGAAGAGGCCGCAAAAAAATAGTCAACAACGCCGCTGTTCGTGAGGCGATGTGGCTTGTGCAGAACAACACGCCTTTCGATGTGGCGTTCTCGCTCGATGACACGATTCGATTCGCCTTCGCGATCATCGTGTCTGAACAGCAGAGCGGTCGCGAATTCGATTGGAACAAGAAAGAGTTCGTCGATCCGACATGAAAGAGTTCAAGAGCTTCGCCGCATTCGCAACGCATCTTCAACTTCTCGCCATTGAGGGCAAGGTTGTGAAGCGCGGCATCGTCGAAGCCGGCGCGCAGGAAGTACAGGACACGGCGCGCGGCATGATCGGCTTCTATCACGAAGACCCGAAATGGCCCGAACTGTCGCCCGAATACGAGGCGGCGAAGGTGAGGGCCGGATTTGAGCCGGATGCGCCATTGCTGCGCACCGGAGAGATGCGCGACAGCATCAACCACATCATCAGCACGGACGGCAACAGCGCGACGATCGGCTCTGACGATCAGAAATTGGTCTGGCACGAGCTCGGCACAGACAGAATGCCGCCGCGTCCGGTCATGGGGCCGGCAGGCGTTCACAGCGCGCCTCGCGTCGTGCATATGGCCGCTGCATCCGCTGCCGCATGGGTCGCCGGAACTCCGAAGAAAGCAGTCGTTCCGAAGAAAACGCCAGTAGGGGGCTAAAATTCTCGAAGCATACAAAATCGGAGTCGGCCTCCACTTAACAGACCTTATCACGCCGAAACTGCTCGAAATGTCGAAGCAGATGCTGAAGGTCGAGATGCAAGTCGCCGCGCTCGATCGGCAATTCAAGCAGATCGGCAAGGCAAACGGCGGCATCAAGCAGGCGACGAACTACGCGCACGCACTCGACAAGGCGATCGGCAAGACCGATCAGCACGCCAAGATCCTCGTGAAGACGTTCGGCAAGCTGTCGGCGTTCGATGCCAAGGCGATCGGCGGCGTCAACATGATGCTTGCTGAGATGAACAAGGCTGACGGCGCTGCCGGTCGCCTATCTGGCCATCTCGCCAAGATCACGGCGTTCAATCCCGAGATGCGGGAGTTGGCGCGCGCTACCAAGTCGCTTTCTGACGGCTTGCGTACATCGTCGAGCAATGCCGCTATGCTCGCGCATCAGATCCGCTCGATTCACGCGATGGGCGCTATTCCGTCGAGCCACATACCGAACGTCCCTATCGTTCCGGGTGCCGGCGGCGGAAGCGGCGGTCGAAACGGTGGGCGCGGCGGCCACAATGCCGGCGGCTCGCACGGTGGCCGCATGCACATCGGTCCGGGTGGCGTGGGCCTGAGTTCGGTTGGCTTCGGTCTTGGTGCCAACTCGATCGTGCCGCTGGCGGCCGGATATGGCGCCTATGCACTCGGCAGTGCTTCTGTCAAAGAGGCGGCCGAATACGAGCGTCAGAAGGCGCTTTTCAAGATGCTCGGCATGACGCCGGCGCAAAACGCTGAAGCGTTCCGATACGTCGAGCAAACGGATATGTCGGGCGCGAGCATGATCCAGAAGCTGCGCTACTTCACGGAAGCGCAAGGCGTGTTTCGCGAGTCGGGCATGGCTGGCGAAGAGGCGCTGAAGGCGTCGAAGCTCATGACGCCGATCTTGTCGCGCCTGCACTATGCCAGTCTGATAACTGGCAAGCCGCTTGACGAGCATCAAGAGCTCGCAATGCTGCGATTCATCGAAACCAGCGGCGGCTTGGCTGATCCGAAGCGCGCGGCTGAGCTTGCGGACCTTGGCTACAGGACGACGGTCTCCTCTGGCGGCAACGTCAATTGGGAATCGATGCGGCAGGCGCGTGCAAACGGCGGCATCTCGGTCAAGAACATGTCCGACGAGGCGTTTTTTGCGTGGTCGGAGCCGTTGATTGGTGAATTGACTGGCGGCAAGTTCGCGACGGGCATGATGACGTCGTATAACCGCATGAACGGTATCAACAAGCTCACGAAAGCGCAGTTGCACGAGTATCAGAAGCTCGGCCTGTGGGATATGAGCAAGGTCGTCATGAACAAGGCTGGTGGCGTAGATCACTACCTTGGCAACCCGCTGAAGTGGTCCGAAGATCGGGCGAAGAACCCATTCGAATGGCACATGCAGCACGTCATGCCGCAATACGATTCGCTGAAGCTCACGCAGGCCGAGCGCGACCGCGAGAACAATATCCTGTACGGAAACACCGGCGCGCGGATCTTCTCGCTGTTCGAGCAGCAAATGCACACCATCATGCAGGGCGTCAACACGTACCGCATCACGCCGGGCGCGGATAAGGGCAGCAAGGAAGCTGATCAGACGTTCGTCGGAAACATGGAGAAGTTCGATCAGTCGTGGTCTGACTTCAAGGTGACGTTCGGCACGAGCGCGCTTCCAGCAGTCACTGACATGCTCAAGCAGGGCACGTCTCTTCTGAAGATGCTCGGAAACGCTGACACCAACATGCGCGACGAGCAGGCGTATGTGAACGGTGGTGGCGGCATATGGGGGCGCATCAAGCGCGCTTTCGATTGGGAGCCGGGCATGGGTGGCGTGGCGCCGAAGCGCGATGCGGCCGTTGCAAGCGGCGGATCTGGCTCGATGAATGTGACGGTGCATGCCTTGATGGACGGCACGCCGATCCATACGAAGGTCGTCGACACCATCGTTCGCAAGACGTCGACGCGGCTTGGCTCCGGCTTTTATGACCTGAACGCATCGGCACCTACTCAACTCGCAACGGGGCATTGATATGGCTGTAACGCTACAGCTCGGAGACTTCACGTTCTCCGAGTATGAAATCCCCGAGCGGATCACGATGGTGACAGCGATTCGCGCTGTCGTGCGCAAGATGGTCGGCGGGGCGCGTAACGTCAACATGATGGGCTACGACCCGCAGCCGCTTGAGTGGTCCGGCATGTTGCTAGGCGAAAACGCCTTGCAGCGCGCGCGAACACTCAAGCAGATGGCGCTTGCGCAGAAGATGCTGAGTCTCACGTTCAGTGAGTACAGCTATTCGGTCGTAATCTGCGAGTTCGTCGAAGACTTTCAGCGCGAATACGAGATTTACTATCGCATCCGTCTCGAAGTCGTCGCCGACAACGCGGCGCAGAAATCGTCGAGCTCGTCAGGTATCGACGCTCAAATTGGGGCGGACATGTCGACGGCGAATTCGCTGGCCGATTCGATAGGCGATTCCGGTCTGTCGTCCGCTGTTGGCGTGCTGAACTCGGCCGTCTCGACTGTTTCGAGCTTCGCAAAAGCCGCGCAAAGCACTTTGCAGACGGTCCTGGCTCCGCTCGCTACCGCTCAGGCGCAAGTGAAGACGCTGATCGCATCGACAGAAAACACGCTTCAGAGTGTTTCAACGGTTGGGGGCTTGCTGCCGAACAATCCAATCGCTCAGCAAGTGTCGAAACTCAGTTCGCAGGTCAATGCCATGACGCAGCAGCCGCAATTGCTGCAACTTCAGGGCGTGCTTTCGCGCATGGGCGGGAACATCGGCCAGATCGGTTCGGCATCGAAGGCGATCAGCACGATCGGCGGCAATCTGTACGACATGGGCGCGAAGCTCTACGGCAACGCAGAAGCGGGGTTCAACGCGCTCACGCGAGCGAATCCGTCGCTTGGTGGCGATCCATTTATTCCTTCGACTCAAAAGGACGTCGATCCTAGTTCGTCAACGCCTACGGCTCCGGTCGTTACTGAGGTCGCCGCTCCGCCATCTCCCCCGCCGCAGGATCTAGCGGCGCAACGAGATGAGGCAAATCAAAACGGCGATTGGTATCTGAACCAAACGCCCACTGGCGCCCAGTACTACGCAAAGGGCATAAGTTTCGATTAAAACATTCCTATCCGATGCCATCAGCCGACCGAATCGCCTCGACACAAAGCACGCCAGCCCAAATGGGGCCATACACATCAAGCTCTGTCAATGCATCCCGCGGCGTGGTGCTCGTCAATGGCACGGAAGCGCCTGCCTGGCTGGATTGGGAAGTCGAAAACAACGCTCTTTCTGCGGCAGACACATTCTCTGTTAGGTTTGCCGGTGCGGCGCTTCCTGCTGGAACCGATGTGAATTGGTTTAGCAGCCAAACGGATATGTTCATCGAGATTTTCGCTGGCTTTCCAAGTGATATTGAAGAGTATACGCACGACGAACTGACAAAACTCATCTACGGCCAGGTTGATACGATCGATTACGACATGGCTGAAGACGTCGTAACGGTTCACGGACGCGACTTGACGCGCGTTTTTATTGATGCGAAGACGACGGAGAAGTTTCCAAATCAGACGTCGAGTCAAATCGCTGAGACGCTGGCGCGTCGCCGTGGCCTGTCGGCCGCCGTCATCGCTACAAAAACGAAGGCGGGGGCGTATTACGACATCGAGCACGTCAACCTGATGGATGAGCGCACAGAGTGGGACATTCTCTGCTTTCTCGCTCAGCAAGAGGGATTTCAGGTTTATGTCAAGGATCGAACTCTGTATTTTGGCCCTCCGCCGTCTGAGGTAAAGCAAGATACGTCTGCGCTTGAGGCGGATCTAGCGAAAAGGACAGCCGAGATCGACAGCGCAAAACAGCAACTTGCCACTCTCGACAAACAGTCTCAAGCGCTTGTCGCAAGCGGCGACAAGGCCGGGGCTGCGGCAGTAGATGAGCAATACACGCAGCTAGCTTCTCGCGTTTCGTTCGTGATGGTTCCGTACCAAATCGAGGCCAGAAAGAAACTGGAGGCGGCGCAAGCGGCAGGAACCTATCAAATCAAATGGGTTCCGGTCAGCCCGCACACATCGCAGTGGCGAGCTTTCTCGGCAAACGTCGAGAGCATGCGCTTTCAGCGCACCCTGACGGTATCGCGTGGCGTGACGGTAGTCGTTCGGTCGTGGAGCGACAAACAGCAGTACGGGTTCAACGCTGTATATCCGCAAAGCAAAGTTGGCAGCATCAAGCCTGGCGCATCGAGCATAGCTACAGGTGGGCAGGTGTTCACCTTCTTCTATCCAAATATCGACAAGCAGCGCGCGCTTCAGATCGCCAAACAAAAGTATGACCTGATCGTAAAGCATGAGATGAAATTCGAATGCAGGCTGCCAGGCGATACCGCGCTAGATACACAGTCTGTCATCTCTGTAAGTGGCACGCAGACCGCGTGGGATCAGAAGTATTACCCCGCATCGATTGTGCGCCGCATGTCGTTCGAAGGCGGTTTCGAGATGACCGTCCACGGCAAGAACCACGCCGCAACCTCTGAAGCAGCCTCTCTCTGATGAACTATCACGAACTTGCAAACGCGATGCGAGGGCACGCGGACGCGGCGGCTGGCCGTGTGCCTAAGCCGCGCATGGCGACAGTGAGCAGCTACAACCCGTCGACGCATTCGGTGAAGGTAACGTTTCAGGGCGTGGGCGACTCGGACGTGATCGAAACGGGCTGGCTGCCGCTCGGCGCTGTGGGCGTCGGTAACGGATTCGGCGTGATGACCGCACCGAACATAGGCGACATGGTGATGATCGCGTTCACGGACGGGTCGAACGCTGCGCCGAAGGTGGTAGGGCGGTTTTTCTCGAACGTGAATGTGCCGCCTGCGGTGCCGGCCGGTGAAACGTGGATCGTCCACAAGTCGGGCTCATTCATGAAGTTTCACGCTGACGGCTCAATCGAAGTCAATGCTGCAGCCGGCGCGACCTACACGGCGCAATCACACACCTTCACCGGGCCGGTGACGATGAATAACACGGTTCTCGTCAAGCAGACGCTCACAGGGCAGGGCGGCATGGCCGTGTCTGGAGACAACGGCAGCGGCAACACGTCGACCATCACCGGCAACCTGAACACGACCGGCACGATCACAAACAACGGCAAGAACATCGGCAGCACGCACGCACACAGCGGCGTTCAATCCGGTTCTAGCAACACTGGAGCGCCGGTATGAGCGATTTAGGGCATTTCTGGGGAAACGATCTTTCCATCGCTGCAAACGGTGATCTCGCCGTCTCAACCGACGACACGCTCGCACAGCAGGAACTGCTTCGCGCGCTGATGACCAATCCGCGATGGACGGACTCAGCCGGCAACCCGCTCGCATCGCCTGACTACACCTGGCATGCGGATTTTGGCGCCGGCATCCCGTATCGCATCGGCAAGACGCTCAACGTCTCCGAGCTGCGCGGCGCGATCCAGAAGACGATCAAGACGATTGCCGGCATCGCCGCTTCTCCCGCTCCGGTTGTGACGGTGACGCCGTTCAACAACGGCGCCGCGGTGACGATCCAGTACGCCGACGCTGTGACCGGCCAGGTCGCAACACTCTCATTCGACATCACTCAATAAATGGCACAAGTACAGACGCAATCGCTGACGCAGATGCTTCAAAACTTCGCGTCTACGGTTCAGGGTTCGGTCACGTCCGCGATCCTGAACTTCAACATCGGCACGGTCCTGCGCGCGCTTGGTGAGGCGGTGTCGGGTATCGCGCTTTGGCTGCAGGGTCAAATCCTGATCCTGCTCGCAAAGACGCGCGCATCTACGTCGACCGACGCCGATCTCGATTCGTGGCTCGCTGACTTCGGCTTCTCTCGCCTCGCTGCGGTGGCCGCAACCGGTACGGTGACGTTCTCTCGATTCACGCCCACGGCTCAGGCCGTCGTGCCAGTCGGGACGGTGGTGCAGACGACGGACGGATCGCAGCAGTTCACGGTGAATCTCGACACGTCGAATCCCGCATACAGCGCGACGCTAGGCGGCTACGTGCTGGCGGCGGCAACGGCAAGCGTAAGCGTTACGGTGACGGCTGTAACGGCCGGCACTGGCGGCAACGTGCTTGCCGGAACGATAAGCCAGCTTTCGCAATCGGTGCCCGGCGTCGACACGGTGACGAATGCGGCTGCTTTCACGAACGGCGCAGACGCAGAAAGTGACGCGAACGCGCTGGCCCGGTTTCAAACGTGGCTGCAAAGTTTATCGAAGGCGACTAAGGCCGCGATCGGCAATGCAATCACGTCGATTCAGCAAGGGCTGACGTACACGATCACCGAAAACGCGAACTACGCCGGCGCGTATCAGCCCGGTAATTTCGTTGTGGTCTTCGACGATGGATCTGGCGCGCCATCTGATGCGCTGCTCAACACGGTATCCAACGCGATCGATACGGTTCGTGGTTTCACGATCACCTTTGACGTTCACAAGCCGGTCGTCGTGAATGCGACTGTGGTCATGACGATCACAACCGCATCCGGCTACACGCACAGCGTCATTGTTGCAACCGTCACGGCCGCGCTGCAGTCGTATATCAACGCACTGCCGCTTGGCACCTCGCTTGCGTATTCGAGGCTTGCTCAGGTGGCGTATGACGCGTCGCCTGCTGTCACGAACGTGACGGGCGTCACGCTCAACGGCGGCACGTCTGATCTGGCGGCGACGTCAAAACAAGTCGTGAAGTGGACTTCAGTGGTGGTGAACTAATGGCGACGGGTGACAAGACGGATATGCTCGGGCGCTTGCAAGCGCTCCTACCGCGCGGCTGGTTCGGCGACTCACCAACGATACTGACGGCGCTTCTTGGCGGCTTCGCGGCGATCTTCGCGAACGTCTATTCGGTGCTGGCGTATGCCAAGCAGCAGCTTCGTATCGCTACCGCCAGCGACGGATTTTTGGACGTCATCAGTGCAGACTTCTTCGGCGCGACGTTGCCGCGAAAGACGAACGAGTCAGACGCCGCGTTTCGCAACCGGATCATCATCAACCTGTTTCGTGAGCGCGCAACCCGCAAGGCGGTCACGCAGGTTCTCACGACGCTGACTGGTCGAGCGCCGCTCATCGTCGAGCCTAGCCGTCCGGCGGATACGGGCGGATATGGCGTCGCATGCGGCTATGGCGTCGCTGGCGCATATGGCTCGCTCGTGCATCCGTATCAAGCCTTCATCACCGCATACCGGCCGCTAGGCACCGGCATACCGTATGTCGCCGGCTACGGCAGTTCGCCATCAGGCTACAGCATCGCATCGCGCGGCGAATATGCGAGCCTGAGCATGGTTCAGCAGGCCGTCACTGATGCGGATTTGTACGCTGCCGTCGCCTCTGTGATTCCGGCAGGCGTGATCGCATGGATGAGGATCTCATCGTAGAAACGCATCCGATAAAGGACGTTTTCTTGTAGAATGGCGGAAACCCCGCCGTGCTGGATACACGAACGGGGCTTCCTTACACAGTCAACCTATCGCAGAGGTCGAACATGGCTGTCACAGATTCTACCCCAATCGGAGCCCGATTCGGGCGCCTCACCGTTTCAGGCGCGCCCTTCAAGAAGGAGGGTAAGCAGCATCACTATCATGTGTTATGCAAGTGCGACTGCGGCAGCGAGAAAATCGTTCAGTGCTACAACATCGTAAAGGGCTACACGTCGTCGTGTGGGTGCGAACATCGGGACATGCTTCTCAAGCGTAATACTACGCACGGAAAATACGGGACCGGCGCTCATCTCTCGTGGCGATCCATGTTGGCTCGCTGCCTAAATCAGAATGAGCCCGGCTACGACAACTACGGCGGTCGCGGAATCAAGGTTTGCAATCGCTGGCTGGAGTTCGCGAACTTCTTTGCGGATATGGGTGAACGTCCAAGTCGGATGTCGCTAGACCGAATAAACGTTAATGGCAATTACGAGCCCGGAAATTGCAGATGGGCAACGGATCGCGAGCAGTCGAACAACACGCGATCCAACGTTTATCTTGATCACGACGGCAGGCGAATGACCGTATCGCAATGGGCGGCAGAGGTGGGGCTTAACGCCAACGCGATTTACGCGAGACTTAAGCGAGGATGGTCTGCTGAAGAATCGTTGACGACTGCGCCTCGCAAAACGTCCCGAACCGCTGGCTAAGGTTTTACGAAACGTTATCAAACGGCCGCCTCCTGGCGGCTTTTTCATTTATAGGGTCATACATGCGGCGCAGAATTGTCTACACTGGCGCGATCCCGCAGTCCACGGATCTACTCGAAACGAATAAGTCGACGATGATCTCCATCGGCCATGTCTTGCAAGACATGATCGGCACATCGACGCTGTTCTCCGGGCTCGGCTGCGTTCCAACGTCGCCGGCCGGCATGACGGTGAACGTAAATCCGGGCCGCGCTTACTCGCTTCAATCGACCGACGCTGGCGCTTACTCTGATCTCTCTGCCGATTCGAGGCAGGTGGTCAAGCAAGGGATCTTGCTGGATGCAGTGAACTTCTCCTGTCCAGCGCCTGGCACAGCCGGGTTTTCCATAAACTATCTCATTCAGGGTGCATTCCAAGAGGTAGATGCTGGCAGCACGATTTTACCCTATTACAACGCAAGTAATCCGGCCTCCGCCTACTCTGGACCTAACAACACCGGCACGTCGAACACGACGTATCGCGACAACACGGTTCAATTGTCGTTGAAGGCCGGCACTGCCGCGACGACCGGCTCGCAAGTCACGCCGACGCCAGACGCTGGCTTCAACGGCCTGTGGGTCATCACCGTGCCGTATGGCGCGTCGACGATCACGTCGGGCAACATCAGCGCGTATAACGGCGCACCGTTCCTCAATGCGTCGCTGCTCAGCCAAATCCAGACCGCGCCAAATGGCGTTGTGGGTCAGGTCCGCAACCTTGCGATGAGCGTCACAGCGGCATCGGCCACGGCCACGCTGACGGCTGACGAAATCATCGTCGGCACGGCGCTCGGCGGGCAAATGTTCAAACTGGCGAGCTTCAGCAAAACGATCAATCTCGCGACGACGGGCGCGGGCGGGATGGACACCGGTAGCGCACCGACGAGCGGATATGTCGCGCTGTATGCGATCTACAACCCGACGACCGGGGTGAGCGCGCTACTGGCAACGAATGCGACGAGCACGCTTGCACCGAATGTCTACGGTGGCGCCAACATGCCATCCGGCTATACGGCGTCCGCGCTCGTTTCGGTATGGCCGACCAACGGGAGCGGCCAGTTCGTATCAGGTGAGCTGTGGGACCGCAGTTTTCGATACGCCCCTGTCCAAGTTCTGAATACAACTACCGCGCAGTCACAGACGGCGCTGAGCATTGCGTCGGCAGTCCCGCTCAACGCGAAGCGATATGGAGGCTATTGCTCCCTGCTGTCGACATCGACGGTGTTGATGACGCTCAACCTGTGGACGACGGGCGCCGCCGGCGGCGTCATAACGCACCCCATGGGCATGTACGTACTCGCGAATGCGGCATCCACGATGGTGTTTGAAAATGCTGTTGTGAAATCTCAATCCATCGGCTATAGCACGACATCGGGCGGCGGTGCGGTCACGTTTAATATCTTCATCACTGGCTACACGATATAAGGATTGTGAATGAACGTTTACGTCCAATTCGGTGACGCAACCGACACGACGATCGTCGCGTCTTTCGGCTGCCCTCAAGATCCGGCGTCGTTCCCTAATCAGGCGACGATCGATTCGAGTGATGCGCGCTATCAGGCATTTGTGAATCCGGCCTCTACGCTTGCGGGCGCTCAAGCCGCTCAAAAAGCGGCGATCGACGCGGCATATTCTGACGCGATTCAGCAGAGCATCGCGTTCAAAACTGCCGCGGGCGTCTCACAGACGTTTCAGGCCGACACCGGCAGTCAGACGATTCTTTCCCAAGCTACGCAAGGATACGGGATCGCTGGCGCTGTGCCAGCGAACTTCTTCTGGAAAGCGGCGGACAACTCGCTCGTCGCCTTCACGCTGGCCGATCTTGAGGGGCTGTATCTCGCCATGCTCGCGCAAGGGTGGAGCGCGTTTCAGAAGCGCGCTGCACTGAAGGCGGAAATCGATGCCGCGACGACTGTCGCCGCCGTTCAGGCGATAAGCTGGTAGTGTCGCCTAGTGTTTAATGGCGCTTACGATCCGGCGCAGGGGGCCTGTTAATGTCCATGATCGCGAGGCATAGACATTTGCCAGTTCGTCTTGAAGCCTCGCGGCTTCCGCCTCGGAACGACTCAACTCGTCTCGGATCTTCGAGGCTTCTGCCTTGTAGTGGCTCACCATTGCTTCAGAATCTGACAGCTTAGCTTCCGCGAGGATCAATCTCGCCGACGTTTCATCAAGCCGAAACTGTGTGTCGTTTAACGCTGACAACTCCACCAGTTCGTGAGGGGCGGGCGTTCTGACGATCTTCTCGTTATCGACGAAAGAGACGTTCCGCTGCAAGGCTGGATATATGCCGACAGTTTTTAACTCGGAGAACTTGGCGGGGAGGAATGGCAAGCATTCCTCGATCAAGAAATCGCAGTTCGGTCGATCGGTCTTCCTGCCAAATCCAAGCGTGTGGTATCCGAAGGTCGTGAAAAAGCTGTCTCGACAGTCGAAGCCGAGCGAACACAGCATGACGGCCAACTGTGGGATCGACCAACCCTCAAGCCAATGGCCGCTTTCCGTGTAGTGCGTGTTTGGCACGAACACGAAAAGGTAGCCGCCATCGTTCAACAGGCTCTTCAACTTAGCGATGAAGCCGCCCAGATCCATGATGTGCTCCATGATGTGCGAAGCAAAAATGGCGTCGTATCTCTTGTTGGCCGGAAGGCCTTCCAGCGTTGACTCGTGGAACTCGATCGATGAGTCCTTGAAGATGAACCGATCGCGCATGTCGCATGCAGTGACGTCGTGCCCCATTACTTCGAAGTACTTGGAGTGGTAGCCGGCCCCAGCTCCAACATCGAGAATGGAGCCGAAATCGCCTGGCAGTTTGTTAAGCCAGTCGAGTTGATCGCGAAACAGTTGCTCGGAGACATCCAGCGTCTCCGGCGGGGCCGCCAAAAAGGGCAGCGCCTCAAGCACTTTTTTATCTTTTGAAATCATGAACTTCACCATCTTTAAGTTTGGGCGAGTAGCGGTGCTTCCCGCGTGCTGACGGCTAGCCGTGGGCGCAGGCCGCAATATTCTGGATTATATCCTCGCAAACAGGCCACCTTCGGGTGGCCTTTTCTTTTGGACGCTCGATGAACCTCGACATTCTCAACGGCTGGCTGCTTGCGGCTGCGACCGCTGCGGCCGCCGTTCTCTGGTGGCTGTTCCGTACCGCCTATTCCCGCATCGAGGCTGCGCACGCTCGGGCAGAGAAAACAGAATCAGCTCTCGACGCATTCAAGCTCGAAGCGGCGAAGACGTATGTCACGTCAAGCGCTCTCGAGAAGGCGCTAGACAACCTGAACGACACGATCAAGCTGGTTTTCGCAAAGCTCGAGCGCATCGACGAAAAACTCGCCAACAAGGCCGACCGCACATGAGCCAGAGAACAGTCTCCGAAAACGGCGTTGCGCTGACGATGCGGTTCGAGGGCTGTGATCTCGAGTCGTATCCAGACCCAGGCACGCGGGCCGAGCCGTTCACGATCGGCTACGGGCATACGGGAAAGGAAGTAACGAAGGGCATGAAGATCACGCAGGCGCAAGCCGATGCATGGTTGCGTAGCGACCTTGCGAAAGCTGCCGCGTGCGTGAACGCCAATGTCAAGGTGCCGCTAACACAGAACCAGTTCGACGCTCTCGCCGACTTCTGCTTCAACGTGGGCGCAGGCAACTTCGTCGCGTCAACGCTTCTGCGCCTGCTGAACGCTGGCAACTACGCCGGCGCTTCCGTTCAGTTCGACCGGTGGAACCTGGCTGCCGGGCGAGTGCTTCCGGGCCTCGTCAAGCGGCGCATCGCTGAACGTCAACTGTTCATGAAGCCGGACGCCGCCTAATCCTCTCGAAAATCACGCAAGCCGCCTTCGGGCGGTTTTTTTACGTCCATGCCAATCATCAAACACCTCGTCGATGCCGCGCAGGGCAAGCATCCGATCGCATCGAAACGCTCATCGCATTGGCCGACCGTGCGAAAGCATCACATCGCGGCGCATCCGACGTGCGCCGTCTGCGGTGGGGATGAAAAGCTCGAAGTGCATCACATCAGGCCGTTCCATCTGCATCCCGACTTGGAGCTCGACCCGAACAACCTAGTGACGCTCTGCGAAGCGAACAAGGGCGGCGTCAACTGCCATCTCGCATTCGGACATCTCGGCAATTTCAAAAGTTTCAACGTCGATGTCGTCGCGGACGCGGCGCATTGGAACGACAAGATTTCTCACCGGCCTTTGGTCGACGTGGAGTAATCAATGAAGCTATCCGACCTCATAACCGGAGACGACGGCAAGGCGCTTGAACCCGCCTACGCGATGTCCACGCTCGTGATCGTCGTCGGCCTTTGCTTGCAGGTCTACTCGACCATCTACGGCAAGCCCTTCGACCTGCAGGCGTACGGCATCGGCGCTGCGGCGCTTCTCGGCGGACTCGGCATCTCCGCAAAGCTCGGCAAGTAATCCCACATCACCGCAGTCAATCGCCCGCCTCGTGCGGGCTTTTTCTCTTCTGGAGCATCTATGACGATCGGCCTTTCATCGACCGTGCGCAATTCCCGTCTCTCCGCAATCGTGACTGCGGCCGGCGCAAGCGCGATTCTCACGCTTTATAGCGGCACGCGACCGGCAACGGGAGGCACTGCGACGACGGCGCTTTCTGCGCATACCTGTGCGGCGACGCTCGGCACAGTGGCGAGTGGCGTGCTGACGTTCGGCGCGATCGGCAACGCAACGGCGTCGAACACCGGCACGGCGACATGGGCGCGTCTCACTACGTCGGGCGGAACGTTCATCCTCGACATGGACATCAGCACGACTGGCGGCGCTGGTGAAGTTCAGATGGCAACGACCTCGATCGTCTCGAGCGCGACCGTCACCATCAGCTCAGGCAGTCTCACGGAAGGTAACGCATAAGGGTGAAGCGTGGGTACTCTCACCGGCTCCAACACAGTCTTAGCCGGCACTGAGACATTCAACCTCTCTTCACCGGCTCAAACGGACTGGATTCAGTTTCCGCAGTCGGCGACGGCCGTCAACCGCAAGTCCGGCGGCGGCTCGACGATCGGATTGCCGACGCTAATTGGCTCAGGCGTGACATGGACGGGCTACACAGACGGCCCGAAAATGACGTGGACGGACGGCACGCCCACGGCATCGGCAACGGCGCTTGCTGGCGGCATCTACGTCGACAACACGACCGCGACCGGGCAGGGCTATCAAATCGTTCTGCCTGCCGATACGACGAGCCGAACGGCGACGATCTATTGGGCGGCGTACTCAAGCGCCTGCACGCTCACCGCGACCCTATCTGACGGCAGTGCGACCGCCTACACCGTCTCGCCCGGCACAACCGGCAGCGGCAACCAGAAGTTCTACAGCACGACGATAACTTGGGCTGCGAACTCTGCATCGCAGACGCTGACGATTAAAGCGACGATCACGACGAACGTTGGTTCTTCGTTCAACGTCATGTTGCACGCGGTCAAGTATCTGGCGTCAGCGTCGAGCATTACGGGCACGATCTCAGGCTCGTTGTCTGGCGTCTCTGGCGCTGTTTCTGCGGCCGAAAGCATTTCGGGTTCGGCTGCCGGGGCGTTGGCTGGCGTTACTGGTTCGGTGTCTGGCTCGCAGAGCATGCAGGCGTCGTTTGCGGGCGCGCTTGTCGGCATTGGCGGGGCGATCTCTGGCGCTGAAACGTTGCCTGCGGCGATTTCTGCGTCTCTTTCTGGCGTGACAGGCTCGGCATCTGCGGCGCAGACGATCGGAGCGGCCATCTCCGGCGCTCTTGCCGGCGTTACTGGCTCGATGTCGGCGTCTGAAGCCGTGTCATCGACTGTATCCGGCGCAATGGCTGGCGTCAGCGGCGCATTGCAAGCGGCCGAATCAATGCCCGCTGCAATGAGCGGTGCGCTTGCTAGCGTAGGCGGATCGGCCGCCGCTTCCGAATCGCTCGGCGGCTCGCTATCTGGCGTTCTTACCGGTGCCTCTGGGAGTTTCGCGGCCCATGCGATCGATGGCGCCGGGGCTGAGCTATTCGGCGCGATGGCTGGTGTGGCCGGATCGTTCTCTGCGTCCATCAGCCTGCCTGGGTCCGTAACTGGTGCGCTGGCTGGCGTGTCGGGCGCGGTCTTGGCATCCGAGCGCATGAGCTCGTCGGTTGCTGGCTTGCTGAACGGTCTATCCGGTTCGTTTTCGGCTCAGGTTCAGACCGGTCCGAGCGTATCGGCATCGCTGTCAGCGTCGCTAGATGGTGTGGCCGGTGCGTTTGCGGCAGCAGTCATCATCGCAACTGCATCGAACTCCATCCGCTTCCCGATCAATCCCGAATCGCGATCTGTGTCTGTCGATGCAGAGCAGCGGCGCGCCGATGTTCAGGTTGAATCTCGCCGAGTCTATGTCGCATCAGAGTCGCGGCGCTTCGTCGTGGCCGCTGAATCGCGGCACATCGCTGTCACAACATAGGGAACCACATGGCTTTTCTTGTTCCGCTTCCGCCTAAAGCGCCGGCAGCGATCCTCGATTACGTGATGGACTGGACCGCATGGCTGGCGGCCGGCGAAACCATCAGTTCGGCCAATGTCACCGCTGATGTCGGCATCGACGTCAACCCGGCAGGGAAGACGACTAGCACTAGCGGCGGCATCGTCACGTTCTGGCTAGGCGGCGGGACGAGCGGCAAGACGTACAACGTCACCGTGACCGTCACGACCAATCTCCGCACCGACAGCCGCACGATCGTCGTCCAAGTCGGCACTCGCACCATCCTCGGCGTCTCCGCCTAACTTTCTAATCTGG